GGCACATTCCGGCTTCCTTCACGTCTTTGGTCGAAAGCGTTTTTCAACCCCCCAAACAAGTTCTTACTGCGCGCAAGATTATAATCCGCCATCGCAGTGATTTCACGCATGGATAAGGGATCTGCATTCAACCCGCCATTTTCTTTCTTCTTCCTTAATGTCGCTGTTATGTCATCGAGGACGTACGCCCATGGCACCATCGAGTCTTTCATAGTCTAGTCAGATAATCCGATACTGATGTAAACGAGATATGGCTCGATCGAGTGGCTATCGACCCAAAGCAGCAGTCAGGAAGGAAGTCCTCGAGCTGCGCGCGCTCTTATCAGAGTGTAGAACCAATGAATGGGTGCGAGCCGGGATGATCATGGACAAGATTACTGCGCTCCTAGGTCACAATTATGGACCTAGGAATGGTAAGATCGAACCCCGTGCGTGTCGTTATTGTAATTACTACGGCCATACACGCCAATGGTGCAAGAAACGCACCGCCGACGACAAAGTGCGCTACGAGTACGAAGCAGATAAGCTACTCGAGGAAGATCGAAAACTGTTTGAGAAGATGCGCGATGCCCCGACCGTTGTTAATGAGCCGTACGACCCAACGAAGACCGGTCAAGCTATCACATTCGATAAGTTAGGCATGCCTTACACAATCGACTCTCATTGTGGTCCAATTGTTGGCGCGCCGGGGGACACGCACCACGGCAAGTGGACTTTTGACAAAGACGGGCAAGTTATCATCAGGGACTCGCAGGCCGAGCTGGCGCACCCGCATCCGGAACCGGATCACCAATCACATTAAGGATGTCTGCAAGATTTTCACCATTCGTGACTCTCCGGATGATGTTGTTGATCCTACCTACAACTCTTTTTGGCTGAACATTTTCAAACCTCGCAAGCATGAGGCTCGGCCGGCCGCCTCTGCGACCCCATCGGTAGCTCTCACCCGAGGCGACAGTCGCAGCCTTTTGTGGGTCATTGAGACCGTAGCTTAGGACACGCCGCAGCGCCGTGTACTTTGTTCCGTAGGTGCCCGCCCACTCCGGGTCCCACAGTCTCGAGTCGTACATACCGATGCGATCGTATGGCACACGGACGGGACCAGTGAGCAAATGTGAAATGATGTCTCTCAGTGTGAGTTGCCTGAGGCGTGAAATTGGCCGAAAACTCATTTCTCTTTTGTAATTGAAATCAGATTTTACAGACTGGGTGGTACGCCCTGATCACTTTCACCGTCACTCTCATCCTCACGCACCACAGACACTAACATACGCCAACCAACGCCATGTTCCATAGTCTTTACTTCGTCGCGCAGAGCATCGATGTCCTTACGTAGTGCTAGTATCTCCTTGTGCATCTCCTTCATCACCGCCAGTAAGGGGAACAGGTCACTCGGTACGCGCATACTCTGGTGCAACAGTATGGTCAGAAAGGAAGCGTTGTACTTGTGCTGCGCGAACCTTCGACATTTGGTCCTTCGCCGCTTGACTACCCTTAACAGGGCGCGGTTTCCTCGGCGTCTTTGGACACGGCTCGGGTGTTCTTTGGCGTTCTTGTTCGGGGGGTGGTGTCTCCAGATGCATCGGAGGCCTCAAGATCGATCTCGCACTCCATAAAGTCCCCCGACCCCTCGAGTTCACTGTCGCTTCCATCCTCACTCTCCTCATCCTCCTCTTCAGAATAACTAGGGTCATCCTCTTCTTCCTCGTCCCCCTCTTCCGCTTCGTCACCCTCCTCACCCCCTTGTTCCTCTTCATCCCAGTCCTCTGTTTCCACCGCAGCCTCCCACTCCTCGGCGGGCACGTCAGCTACCAGTTCGCGAAGATACCAGGGATCTGTCGCCACATACTCTTCCCAGTACGTCTTTGGCGGTGGTTTGCGCGTTCTCTGGGGCCTGCCGCTCCATTGGGTCACCGAGCTGTAGTCTAAACCCATTTTTGAAAGCCTCTCTGCGTCTGACATCGCCTCCCTCAGTGTCAGCTTTAGAAGATAGTTGCTCGAATGCTCGCACACCATCTGACTCTCTAAGTAGCTTCTCGTATAATCTACCACCAGGTGCCCACTCATATGGAGCGGCACACCTCTCCTCCGCCTCTTTGACCGCGTCCCATGCTATCTTCAGCTCATTGAGCACGATGGTGGGTGGTAAGGGAGGTGCATCCCGCACAGCGCCTTGATAGTAATAAGGGAACGTAGCTTTCTCGCAATACCGACCACCTCTACTCGGTACAATTTGGTATCGCTGTGTATGAAGTTCCAATTCACTCTCTTCAAAACTTGGGGGCCATGGACGCTTCCAGGCACGCGCAACTGTCTCAAAATTGTACCACACTACATCACTGAAAAGCTCCTGAATGCGCTTGTATTCTTGTGTGAGGCGTCGATACTCACGAGTGAAGTGTTCATGGTATTCATCCATAGCAGCAACATGCACTCTACGCTCGGTGTCTATACTACCGCAATGAAGACAGGAGCTCATTCTCGTGCACTACCAACACTGTTGCCCCACCCACCGTCAAGAAAAACTCACGCAAATGACAGCTCAATGTCCGGTCACATGGACATTTCCACGTCAGCCACGTTGCATAAGCCATCAAAACCGTCACGAGTCTCTGACAACGCATCTCAGCTCAGCTCATGTTGAGAAAGTTCGTCTCTCACCCACTCATCGATCGTCTTCCCCCCGAGGTTCCGCTCACACGGGTTGCGTCGCAGCATCGCGTTGATGCTGGGTGTCTTGTGACGGTGGTCCAACCACTCCAACGCGTGGTCATCGTTACAGAACCACCAATCGACAGGTCCGTCTCGCAGCTTGTAGAGGTCCTTCCTCAGCTTGCGTTCGCCACACCAGCGACAACAACCATGCTTGTTCTGGTTTGAGGTGTGCTTGTTCTTGGGGATCATGACTCCCATGGTGCTTGCTTTATGAACTGACCCTAATTTATAATTAGATCATGTGACGCAGATAGTTACCCGCCATCCCAGACGCCACGTTCGGGGCTTCCATTGTGAGAAAGAGGCGAGTGCCGCCCATGAGAGCAATCATCTCCAGCCCACCCGTTGATAAAATCGCAGCCAGTTCACCACCGATACCCGCGGCGGCGTACTCCACAAAGATGTTGCCGGTAATTGCCTCTGCAATCGAGCCCAAGATGGCCCCTCCCACACCCATGATACCATAGCGCGCTACCAAGAATCCAGACGACATTTTGGTGTTGCAACTACATATCAGAACATTATCGTCCCAAAAGCATCGAAGCAACGAACCCACCACCGTATCCACTCGCCATACACATGGCTAGGTCTTTGTCAGGGACTAGCTTCCCCTTACATTGATAGTCAGCGGCAACACCACCCAGCGCCCAATGCACTGCCGGTGGTGCACCAAGACCAGTAAACAGCCGATCTAGGCCGACTCCCGAAACCGCAGCACCGTAGGCAAACGCGAGAACTGGACGGTTGTCACAGGATGGTTGGGCCCACGAGGGTAGCATGGTCGTCATAAACCACCTAGAAAAAAGTCTAACTGGTTTGCGAGGACATATGGGAGACTGTATACTTTACATGACACTCTCGGGTATGATGGGAGCATTGTTGTTACTGCTAGTCTTAATTGTCACAACGCTATGTCTGCACCCAGTTTCTGATCCCTTAATACTACCGAGAGATGTCGGCTCACACAGCGATCGGGGATGCATTCAACTTCATGTCACAGGACATGAGGGGCAAATTGGGAGTGTACATGACGTCTCTAGAGCACCGCTACGGCGACCCGGTGGCATACGCAGCACAACGCGAGGAGATGGCAGCCGAACAAGCAGCAGTGATCCATTCCGAGGTAAAGACACGCGAGGAAGCGCTGTCGGCCGCGTACAACACGAATCGCGAGAGAATCCGAAACTCCCACAAGGTCAGAATGGCACAACTTGCTCGAGATAAACCCCCTCGATATTTGGAGGTTGGCCCGGATGAACCGCCTGATCAAACTGATGCACCTCCTTCTCACTCTGATCCTCGGCGCGTAAAAGGCGGGCGCGCTCCACGTCCGGCAACCGCTCGTTGAAATCACGATTGCGTGTATCAGCCGTGTACTTCCACGCCTCTTTGATCTCCGCAAAGCTAGCCCCGTCTGGTGGTTGTGGATCCGACTGCTTTGCTCCGGCTCCCTCCCATTCAGCCACTGCCAGATCCAGACGAGACTCAATAGCCTGTCGCTTGAAAGCCAGGTATCCGATGCTGGCTCCTAGTGCCAGAACCCAGAGCGTGGACATGACTCGTTCCTGTGTTTCTCTTTAGAAGATCAGGTGGTTGCAAGATTGTATGTTTAAAGACAAACTCCGCATAATCGAGAAATGTGCCTAATTGGTAAAATGCGCGCCCAAACACAGTTTCCCCGTCGCGTTTGAATGCGGCGTAGAGTTCCGTGAGCACTTCATAATGCTCATCCACCCAGTCATGCAACATCACACATTGTGGCCTATGTAGCAGTTCGTGTACTGGAGTCTCGTTTGTAGTCTCTTTCTCGAACATCTCGTCGGTATCGTAATCACACATGAAGGACGTCATCCCCTGGAACCACAAAGAGAGTATCTACACTGCACAATTGATTGGAATAAGTGTCCAAGTAATAGGTCACCAGAAGTAAAGAGTCCGCCAAATCATCCTTCTTTTGTTTGTGTTCAAAGGCATTTGTCACTCCTGGCATGAAAGCCTGTGCATTGCCTGCGACAAAATCCTCTGCCCATTGTACTGCGCGCTGCTTGTTCATTCGATAATTCTTGGTTCCGAGGCCATAGTGTGCTTTGACACTACGCGCGTTGATGACTTTACAGATATCGAAGAAAAGTGTCTGAATAACAGCCTCAACAATGCGCATGTTGCATCTCATTTGCCTCTCGACTATGACACATGAAGCTTCCTCAAAGAAGCTCTGGTATCGCGCAACGAAGTCCCGGACGTATTGCACATTGTTGGCAGGTAGGTAACGTCCATTCGGAACTAGACTAACATTGTCCCAGAAAACAAATTTTGCTGTGGCAAAATCAAATACACACAGGCCGAGGTTCTTTATCCCGACGTCTACAGCGATGACGAAGCGCATGAGATTACATGTTGGATTTAGAAGAAGTGATTTCTATGTCGCTTGGTTTTAGGGATATTACGTCGCGTTCTAATTGCACACCACAACACTTAACTGTCCTACAGCGACTCTTTAGGAAGTACGACAATAGCATTCCCATACAACCGCTAAACCCCGCGATTACTGTGAGCAACCATGTTCCATTTTTTTCAATGAAATCTGGATCCGGACACGCGGAACGCACACACTCGATTGGACATAGTGTCACAGGGGCACTCATCCGTCAATATCACTCCCATATGTCGGAAATTTAGGCAAAAGAGGTCAGAGCACGGCCGTCCTTAATCGCGAGCCAATTGTAGTAGACGCCATACACGTCCACCTGATAGTCGTCCGAGGTATCACCTGAAGGTGCATATCCGATGACACCAATCGACAGCTTGGCATGCGAGACCTTGGAGAAGTTCACAGAGCCAGATGGATTGGCGCCCTCGGGGTTAAGCGCAAAGGGGTAGACATAGATCTCCTTGCGATCCTTCAGCTGTGAGAGCATGTCAAAATCAGACGCAAACGACGCCTGACTGCCCGATGACGACTGACCCACACCACGGACGACTGAGGACGTCGCAACGTGCGCGTGGTGCTCCCCCGTGTTTGAGTGAAGCATCGGCATGAGGCGGTTCATCAGGTAGTCGCGGTCGATGCCTTGGCCGTCCAAGTGGCGCGACTGACCATTCAGCTTGAGCTGGAAGGTCGTCGTTTTGAGGTAGGTCGGCCGAGGGGCTGCAGAAATTCCATTCTCCTCCACACAGTTCGTGTGGGACTCCATGTTCGGATCCTTACCTCCGCCATGGTAGGCAAAATAGTTCTTCGTCTGAGCCGTGTTAGCAGCGGGTTTCTGACCGGTTCCAATCTGTACGACGTTATCCACTTGGCTGCCCATTTCCGACACCTTGCGGATCGTGATGATCAGCTCTTGAACGGGATGAAGGAAGCTGAGGTCGAGATCCATTGTGTCCGCAGACCCCGTCGCAGAGCATCGGATACTGAACTGCTTGCTGACCTCGTTGCCGTGCCAGAGCTTCATCAGACGCACATGCTCACGGTTCATCAGAGCGGTGGCCTCCGGTCCCGTCACATGAAGGTAGTGGCAGCGCAGGACACAACCCTTGCTTGCGAACGCACTACCACCATCGAACTTAAGTTTACTCGCAACTTGAGCATCCACGTTGTCGGCTGCATTATTAATCGCACTGGTTGTGTGCGGATATTGGCCATGGCACATGATCAGCTCGTTGGCGGTGCGGAACTTGATCGCGATACGCATATCGTTGCACCCAGCGATTGAGGCGAGTGGGAAATACTTAGACGGGTGCGTCGTAAAGAAGAGGCCGAGTGGGATAATGAGCTTCTTACCCTTCTTTATGACATTGTCGTAGGCAATGAGCCGATCGTAAGAGTCGGGTTCAATGCTTGTGTCGGTGTAGAAAGAACCGGGGCCGCGCCTTGCGTACAACGTAGCATTGTCAGCATAAGCAGTTGCATTCGTAGTAAGCGTAGCGTCTCCAGTGGCAGTGTGGACAGTTGCGATGGTTCCAATCAAGGTGTTGAATGCCGCGTCCGCGTAGAACTGGTCACCAGCTCTCAGCGGCTCCGTGAGCGCCGACGCGTCCCATGAGACTGCCTGTGAATTTCCAGTGTTTGCAGCATCGGCTGTGACGCTACCGAGTGCACCCCCACCCATCTCCGAGCGAATGAGCGGCCGCCCAGTCTTCAGGGTCTGGTTGAAGCCGTAGCGGTGCGTGTCCGAGCGCATGAGCTCGTTCATGATATTCAAGTGCTCGCCAGTCAGTGTCTCGACGTCATGCGAGCCAACCGAGAAGGTGATCTTCTCAATCATCGCGAGACCAACCGACTCGACCCACCCCCAATACTTACCATCACCCGCGGAACCAGGTGCGGTAGTAACTTTCGCGAACTCGACCATCAAGTCGACCGGACCGAGCAGATCCGCGGCCTTAGGAATGACGAAATTGACGGTCTGACCGAGGTTGGCTGCGTTCTGCGGATCGATGTCACGCAGCTCCATTTGGAAGTTCGAGGTGCGGACGTACCCCACATTAGTGAAGTAGGAGCGCGTGTTGTCGAACAGCAGCGCATCCTGGGGACCTTGATTGATCTGAAGCTGTGGAGCCATTGCTCTCTACTAGTCATCATTCAGAAATTAGGCGTAGGCCTGTCCCGCAACCAGGCGCACTCCGGGATGCGCGGCTGCCTCTGTCATATAGGTCTGCCTGAGGTAACGATCGATTTCAGTAGGGTTGTTGCCCTTCGCATCATTCCTCAGCGCTGTGTTGATCGGCCGATCCACCCACATCTGGCTCGGACCGGTCGGGCGCGTCAGGGAGTGGCCCCCGGGGATCTGCCCGTTGAGAGCTGACTTCACCGCCTTCTTGGCCGGGGTCCTGGCGTTGCTTAGCATTGTGACGCCGAGAGCGAGCGCTGCGAGCATCGGAAGGCTCATCGGTTTCTAAGACAGTGCTAGAAATTATCGTCTCTGGTTGCCCAGACTTAGTGTCATCTTGACCGGAATCACTCGCGGGAGGCAGTACACCACGCCCGCTGTGACGGCCATCGTGACCGCCACTGTCCCGAGCACGATCGGGAGCATCTTCTTCCTGGTCATCTAGAATATCAAGACTGTTAAGGAATTGTTGCATATGTGTATACTTTACCTGCATGTGATGTAATACAGATTTTGTCCGTGACAATTCAGCGCGCAGTTGGTTTCGATCTTGCAGCTCTTTTACACGATACTGCAACGCCCGTTCGTAATCACTCGATGACCTGTCTGGTAGACTCATTTTCTGTCCTTTGTCTCCGTAGGACCTCAACAAGTCACGCACATAAGCATGTGGCTCGGCAAGTAATTTACCCGTTCGGTAACGTTCCTGTGCCTCGAAAAACTGTGACATTATCAGTTGCAATAAATTTTAGAAAGTGTTCTCACTCTCGTTGCGCGCGAGTTGCTCCTCGTCCTCGACGCGGTTGGTTATTGATAACTTGTCCAGTATAACCGTCTGTGGGAATCTGGTGTCTATTTGTGTCAAGGTCTCGTCCAGGCATTCTAGCTCGCCTTCGTCGTGCAGTTCGGTAATTCCTTGCGTTCTGCAGGACCTCTCGTTCTCTGTCAAGGTTCCCAATTCCATCATTTAGGAAGGTGTGTATATCTCTCCGTGGTCCTGCAACGTCTTCCAACCATTCTGCAGTCCAAATATGCAGTGCATTGTTACGCATGCTACCTGCAGCTTCTGCAAGTGCTTGAAGATTATCGGCATCGTACAAGTTGTTCACACTATTATCTAAATGCCAGTTCCTTGCTCTATCCTCTGTTAAGCGATTCTCAACTTGTTCTCTCTCCATAGCTCTGAGTTCTGCTGAATCTCGATCAAAGATGGCCAATTCGTTTTCAGGCTCCAATCTGGAGACTATAGGATCACCTGTCATGCGTGGTCTACGCGGTTTGGCTTTATGCAACGGTTCATTTGCAGCATGACCTCCCTCAAAGTGGTTCAGAAGTTGAGCCTCTTCCTCAGCACCAACCAATAACCGATCTGCAACGTCCTCGTATTCAGCAGGTGGCACTGCTGCAGGTTCTAGTTGTAATCCTAAACCACTAGCACTCAAAAAGGGATCATCATCAGCAGGGTCAGACGCTGGTATTGCAGCGGCTACGTCAATTTCATCGATTGGTGTCTCGTAAGGCACATAAGACGGCTCATTTGCATGCCGTCTCATATCTGATGCATCTCGAAATGCTCTTAAGTTTCCTCGGATGAAACCCTTGTTCACTTCCTCAACAGTGTGAGCAGCTGCCGCTTCATCAGCCACCAATTGTCTGATTTCACGCTCAAGTTGTTTAACCTGGTTGCTGTGTTCCGCATCAGTGTTTGCAAATCGCACGCGCCTAGCAGCGTTCTTTACAGTATCTCTCTGTTGTGCTGCAACTGCCACATCAGCTGTATCAGTCTGTACTGGCACCATATGGACTGGTGTAGACCGCTCAACAGAGTCTAAGCCAGTATCACGATGGATGCACTCTTCGGGCCCAATAGGTCGACCCTTAACCCAATGCTTAAAGTAAGTCCATGCCTGGTCAATGTTATTGGGTCCGAATTCTGCCAAGACATTCAATGCGAACTCTTGTTCTTCTGCTTCTTGCATCTTCTCACGGAGAAACGGGCGAACTCCATCAAGATGAGTCAATTGACTCTTCTGCCACCTGGTTGGCTTCCACTCATTCAACTGCTCTCCTGCCACTTTCCTACCATCACTCTCGTAAGTGGTGCCTAGTGCACGCCGCTTTGCCTGTCCTGGTCTATTTGGATACACTTGAGGTACAAGATTATCCTCATGAGACCCTTGCAACCATTGCACGAACTCTTGTTTTAAGCACTCATCCGCCTCCTCTTTGTAATTGCTTGTTATTTTGTCAAGGTATACTTGACGTGCAGTTTCATCACCAAATCGTCCTGCTTCAAGACCAGCCTCGTAACGATTCGCATAGGCATTTTTTGGTCGTGAATGCCCTAACCGTTTTGCCAAATATGTCGCCTCATAATTGGGCCATGTAGCAGTTTCAGCCGCTTCACTCACGGTGCCCACACCACCTCCAACACGAACGCTTTGACCTGGCTTTGCGTTCCAATTCCAAGGCATATGCTCCTCAAAACTACAATCAGATTATTTTCCAAGACCATACTGACACTGAGCAATGGCTAGTGCTTGCCTACAGCAGCGCACTCCTGCGTGGCATTCCGCTCGCAAAGGCAAGCTGACAGCATCCAACGTGGGTGCGGCCCTGGGCCTCTGTCCATGGACGTCTAGAATGCAAGCGTTCAACCGCGCCATGGGCGTCGAGCGCTTCCTCGGTAAGGAGTTTACTGACATTCTCGGACGACTGCCACCGTCAGCTAACGCATTTCTCCGTGCCGTTTGTGGAGCAGGCAACGACGCTACCCGCTGGGGCACGCAAAATGAGGCGAATGGGATTTTAGCCTACTCTGCGCACACCGGCAACGTGGTCAACAACACGGGCTTGCATGTGCACCCACACACACCCTGGCTCGCTGGCTCCCCCGACGGTCTCATCGGCACTGAAGGCCTTCTCGAAGTCAAGTGTCCTTACTGGCGCAAGAAGGACGGAACACGTCTCCACAAAGAAGTCCCAGCACATTACTACCTGCAGATCAATCTGTGTCTCGAATGTGCCGAACGAGACTGGTGCGACTTCATCTCGTGGTCGCCAGAAGGTTACAGAATCTACCGAATTACGCGCGATAAAGAGTTGCACGAAATGCTGATGCCACACTACTTGAAGTTTTTTGCAGCTATGCAACGAATGGCGAAGGCACCACCGGTGTTGGGCGCCGAGGAGAAGGCAGAAATCGAGCGCATCGTACGTAGCTCAATGACGACACATATTAATTATCTCTTCTGGGACAAAGTGGATCTCGTGCAATCTCCTCCCTCTCCCGAAGCGGACGACGATGAACCGTCACCAAAGCGCACCAAACTTTCTGCAGAAGGAGGGAGATGCGAAAACACCTCACAAACTGGCGCTCAGGTCGATGGCGCCTCTTAAATATCCAAGAAGAGCCTGGCGAAGTTAGCGCGGAACTGCTACGTGCAGGCGCTCGCATTCACTGGGATTACATGGACGACGAGGTGCGACAGCCCATGAAAGATCTTGCTCTGTCTCTGACAGAACTCATGGGTCGACAAGTGTACTTTGATTTGGCACGCGGCCGGATTCGAGTATTTCTAGGGGGGTGGTAAGAGGAATCATGCCAGGTGGTCACGAGGGTCGTGGTGGTACACAAGTGAAATTTAGCGACGGTATGGACTGGTGGTGTACAATGCCACAGCCCCGAGACGACCTCTCCACAATCCCGTTCATCGGTGAGGTTGCTGGTGAGACGCCCGCACATTGTTACATGCCAGAAACAAGGCGCCGTGACGTCGGTCTGCAAATTTATGGCAAAGGGACGCCGAGTATGAATAGCACATTGACCGATCGCGTTGGACTCCTCAAGAAACAGCCATCTGTTATAAAGGAGGTTGCGACCTCACACGGAAATCTCCATTTGACCTCAAATAAGCGAGATTTGGGATTCGTGCCTACTGCGGATGCTGTTCTTTTTCTGAGGCATGAGTATCTAGGCAGCCGCGCGTCAGCCCCACCCCAGCGCTACTTTCCTACTCCATGGCGATGAAGAAGTTTGTGAACTATCAGGAGCTGAAGTCGGAGGAGATCAATTTCGCGCTCGGCACCGATCGCCACGGAAAGCACACTATCCAGATGTACGTGGGTGCGGAGGCTGCGGAAGTTGCGCTGGTCAGTCCCGCTTGTGTCACCAACTGGCCGCGTGTGACGGGCGACGGCAACTTTGGCACAATGTGGGGACCCGCAGAAATCACCAAGGCCAAATTCACACTCGACCTCACAGACGGCCAGATCAACGAGGCTGCCAACAACGGCTACGAGCACTTTAGTGCGTTGATGGCGGCTGTGGACGACCGGTTGCTCGACTTTGTGCAGGCAAACCAGCTGAAGATTCTCGGGCGCAAGAACCTCTCACGCGACGAGTGCAAGATGCTGCAGATCCGTACTGTGCGCCCCAAGTACGACAAGGCTACGGGTTCTTTGGCCGGACACAGCGTGCAATTATCGGCACCCAAGTTTGCGTGGGATGGATGCGGCGGACGCTACCCACGCACGATCAATGTGTGCGACCATCAGGGCGCGGTCGTTCCGAACGGCACGGTACAGCCTGGTGATGTGGTTGCAGTGACCATGTTCGCCAACCAGATTTATACGGGCGTCGGTGGCGACAAATTTGGCATCCATTGGTCGTTCGAGGACGTGCAGGTTGTCTGCCAACGGTCGAGGCTCGCACAGAAGACGGCGGTCCCCTGTTTCCAGACCAACACGTACGATTTCGCGATGCCATACACAGACCCGGCTGCGGTCACGTCGTGTGGTGGCACCGACATCGAGGCTCAGTTTTCTGAGCCTATGACAGAAGGTTGATGAGAAAGAGAATCACAGCACCAAAGAAGGAGGGTGTGAAGGATGCAGAGCATAAGTCCAACAGCAGTAACCCACGTATGAAATCGCTGACGGATCAAGGGGAGGGTGTGACACCGAGAGAGGTTGAGTATGGAAAAGAGAAAGGAGGGGACGCGTACGGAAAGCATGCAACTATGCCTGTGTTGGTTAGTGATCTTTACAAGGACATTCAATTACCAGACTTACAAGAGTTCGATCCCAGTCAAATGAAGATTGACGCTACCATCGTTGCAGTCGGTAAGCGGCGCACCGGAAAGACATGGGTTTTTAGGAACATAATGTACCTATTTAAGGACAAATTTCAAGCTGGACTAATTATCAGTCAGACCGACGAACTCAATAAGTTTTGGCAGGATTATGTACCCAAAAAGTACATCTTCAATAAATATGATCCGGAGATCCTACAAGCGGTGTTTCGCCGACAGAAGAAGATACTGAATGATGTGAATAAGACAGATGAGGAGAAGGATAAAGAGGCTCCATTCTTCATTCTGTTGGATGACGTTATCAGTGACCAACGCCTCAAGTATGATGAAGGACTGATGGAATTATTTGTCGCAGGGCGCCACTACCGACTCTTCGTGCTCATTACGACACAATATGCAAAGGCGATCACCCCCACTCTTCGTGGCAATACCGATTACTGTTTCATGATGAAATGTATCCAGCAACGGCAGTTAGAGGCTTTATGGGAAGATTTTGGCAGCTTCCTAACTAAAGACGCGTTTGCGCAAATTATCAACGCTTACACAGAAGACAACGAGGTTTTAACAGTGAATACATGCCCGGATACTGAGGTGGACCCACTTTCCATGCTCGGGTGGTGGAAAGCCGAGGACCCCGGCCCGTTTCATATGGGGAGCGAAGAGTACTGGCGCTCCGCTGAGCTCGGTAATGCCCAAATCCCTCCACGCTCGGCACCTATGTCTGCAACGGAATTAATGAATGTGAAGGACATCATGCCACGACCATGGAGGGACTTCCCAACCGAGCGTGGAGCGACAACCATTGGGCGGCGGGGTTAGTCATCGCGATAATACCCCAATCCTTCTGCACCCATCTTGAATACGTAGCCGGCGCGTGCTCCCTCAAAACTGAGGGCAGCGACAAACCTGCGCAATGTGAGACGACCGCTGTTAAAAACTCTGACAATGAAAAGAGAAGATGCTTTTATTGACGATAGAGGGTCTATTTCGTAGAGGTCAAACCTTTTGAAACGAGATCGGTCATACAGAGGTGTGTAGGCTGACCGGCCACGTGGGTGACTACTCGGTAATCCCATACGACCGAATCCAAAATTCGATGAAGTCTCTATGCGTTTCAGCTCACGGCGTCTGCTCACCATACAATCACATACATCCATTTAGATTATTCTAATGCACTCACAGTATAGCACGAATGGCGACCGCACGCGCGATTCAAGTATCCGTTTCCCACTTGGGTGTGGGTATCGTGGCTGGCTCGGTAATTGAGTCCATCATGCCGGCGTATTCCGCTTCCTCTTCAACCGCAGTGCTAACGTTTGAGGCCTTGGTTCAGATAGCTCTGAACGGTGTGCTGATCTCACAGATGGGTGGGCAGCTGACCGCCGACGATCCCACGTTTGGATTGCCGTTTTCATTGGGACTGTTCGAGGCACAGCCGGGGCTAAACAAGCGCATCGAGCTTTTAGCTGCTGTAGCAAAGCAGCAGGTTGGTCAACTCGGACTGAGAATGCTGCCACTTGCTCCAGAGGAGGCGACTCCCACCCCAGGCTCTTAGCCATCGCATTCCACATCTCATCAAGCGCCTTCAGTTTGACTTTGGAGCGAATTAGAGGGAAGAACATGCAGAACTTAGTGCAATTCATCCGCTGAAAGAGACGACAGAAGACGTAATTGTAGTTCAGGAAGTTGCGCCTCCCCTGTAGCTTGTGGGCGTTGAAGGGTCGTTGTAAATCTAAAAAGAGAGTATCAAGCCTGTTGAGAACCACTGGTCCGGGACAGGGCGGCAATACACCTGTGCAGCGCTCGATTATCTGTAACCACTTCTCAATGTAAACCTGTAGACCTAAAGATCGGAGAACTGCGCGGATAGAGTCCTTCGACACAACGGTTGTTGAGCCGTCGAGTAGCTTTTCGCCAATAGCCACCATGTGCGCCGCAGGGATCTGAGACTCCATAAGCATGAGTTGAGAAATGCGCTCGTGCCAGTGATGAATACGCTTGTAATTGCTCGTGCGAGTAGTAAGGACGCGACCAAACATTTGCTCAAAGATGATAGACCCAGGTTGCACAGCGCCACACTGGTTGCACACACATGCGCCGGGCTCATTGGACCCACGGCCGTTGTACGTGAAATCAGCACCACCACAGCCGACGCAAAGAAGACGATCGCGAGAAGCATATACCGGGCGAGGATTGAGAGTAAGCATAGCGCGATCATAGTCAGCGAAAGCACGGTCCACGTCCTCCTGCTCCGTGTACGATGCAACCATCCCATTAACCTGCGTCATTCTGCGCTCGGAAAAAGACACTGAGAGCGCTTGCCTTTTTCCAAATCAGAAAGCGAGCACTTACCTCGAATGGGATGGCAACCGGTCTTTGTCCTGCTAACGCAAACAGCAGCAGATAAGGGAGAGACAGTGGTGCGGCTTCCCACAAACGTCAAGCGTGTGAGTGCCGTAAAACTCGTGGGTTATCATTTGGACGGCTTCGGTTCTGGCCTCCCTCCTTCAGTGTTTGGCTTATACATCAAGGAGTTGGGCACAAACAACAACACAGTCATCACCAGCGACAATGTGGCGCAAAGCTGGTCTGGTGCCTTCCATGTGTGTCAAAGTACAATGACTACGAGTTTTCCAAATTTCTTCACATACGCTACCCCACTGGATGCGTTGGCGTGTGCGACGTTCAATGCGAGGAACATGCCGACGCTAACTCTCGAGCTTCGAGACATTGACGGTAACACAGTAACTGATGGGACCGGGAGGTTCTGGTTGCAGATCCTTACTGAATGTTGAAATTCGGTCTGAACGGTCAAATTTCTGACTCTTACATCAGAGAAACGCCATGACACAAGTCGCTATGCAAGGGACTGGATCTAGCATCCAGAACACGATGGGGATGAGTGGCAAGAACGCACGCTCGGGGGCGCCGGACCTGGGCCAAGCGTTCGGTCAGGAGTTGTCGGCTCGCGAGCTCAACGCGCGGCAGCACTACGTTACTCCGAGTAACGATGGGAATAATGAAGCGCTGATGGACCGGCGGGATGCTATTCCGGAGGGAGGTAAAACCGGACGCGATGCACTCCCGTACTACTACAACAACTACGACGGCCTCCCTGTACCCTACTCCGCACCTAGCGAGCAGAAGGAGAATTTCCTGCTGCGCTCGGCGGTTCGTGATGCAGCCGGTAGGGAAATTCAAGAACGCGCGGCCGCCGGGCAACAACCGGGTGTGATTCGCACGGACCCGATCACGGACGGCGAGGTCGCTTACCTCAAGTCGATGAAGGACCAGGCGGAGTTGGCCAAATTCGACGATTATGTCGAGTCTTTCATCGACCCACGCCAACCCGGGAACATGAAGTGGTTGATGGAAATCTACCCAGATTACGTCAACCGCCGCTTGCAGCAGGCACACACGGACTACGAGTTTGCGCTGCGCAACCAGATGATCGACTCATGGGGGATCAACACCTTCGACGACCTGCATTTCAAGTATCTCGTCGACCAAGGGAAGGTTGCAGGCCCACGTCTGATGAATCGGCGTCCCACTGTTGATAGCACCTACACTCCGGGTTGGTTGTCTCCGTACAACTTCCAGTCGCCGCGTAAGGACTCTAGCGATCTACGCCTACCCTTCGCCTCGGCTCAACACGGCCGTCGTCCAGCGAACGCCGACAACTGGACGATGGACCGCAGCAACCGCCCACTCGGAAAGGGCACCACGGAGCAGCTGATGGCGCGTGGTATGTACGACGCTAAAGACGCCACTGGAGATGCAGTCATGCGCACAGGTACGGCCCCCACGAACCTTGGCCGCAACTTCTTTGCTGGTGGTGGTCTCAACAACCGAGGCCCGGCCTAAAATTCTGAACTGTAGAGTGACAACAAGAAAAGCACATGGCGGCAATCGAACCACCGACTATCGAAGGACTTCGCGGCGTCCTCGTCCAAGCAGGGCTCGCAAGCCCGCTCTCACGCGCTTTTGTCGCCGGAACAGTTGTGGG